CGCCACCTGCTCCTCCACCACCTCCAGAAGCACCACTACCGCCACTTCCACCATTAAAAAATCCATTGGTATTTGAAGTGTTTCCGCTTCCGCCATTTCCACCAGTAGCAGTTAGGGTACTAAATATCGTAGAACCACCTGCAGAGCCAGCATTTCCACCAGCACCAACTGTATATGATTGATTTGAATTAAAGACAGCCGCTGAACCAAAGGCAACACTACCTGAGCCCCCGCCGCCTGCTCCACCAAAACCGCCATAGTAAGGACCGCCACCTGTAGAAAAGTTTGCTACAGGTGTACCGCCACCTCCACCTCCCCCAATTGCTACGACATACACAATTTGAGGTGCGTTTGCAGAACCATTTGAAGAAAACGTTCCAGAGTTATTATAAGTTGCTTTTAAAGTTGGAGAAGAAGAATAGGTAGTCCATGCCAACCCTGTTGTAGAAGTAGAGGATGCAGTCAGTAGTTGACCATCAGTGCCTACTGGTAATGCAGCAGCAGTAGTAGACCCTGTTCCTACAACGAGGGCGCCTTTAGCACCACCAGTGGTTCCAGTTGCTCTTGCCTTTGTCATCTATCTATGTCCTTTACTATTACTGGGAAATTATTGGGCGCCAAATTTATGATAGGAGAAGTTTTGCTTCTTCTTCGGTGATACCTAACTTAGTGAGCAGGGCGGCTTTGGCTGCGACTTTGTCGTTTTCTAATTTTTCAACTGCCGTTTGTGCGACCTGTTCTTCTTGATAAGCAGAAAGTTCATCTGCGGTCATATCTCGTGCAACAATAGTTTCTTTTTTAGTAGAAACATCAAATATTTTTTCTGTAGTTTTCATTATATTATCCTCACGCACTTGTATAAACATAAATTGTTCCAGCATCAAAATTTCCAACTGATGAATAAACCGAAACAGAAGTTATTACTGTAGCAGAATTGTAATAACCTCCACCAAAACTAGTTACCGCATCTGCACCAGTTTGAGGATTTGTTGCAGAACCAAAAGTGTAAATTTTTAGTCCCGCAGAGTTACAACCTGAAATTTGAGCAAAACCATTTGTATATGAAGTATTATCACCAGAAAGTTTTCCATTCCAAATATATGAATTTGCTCCTGAATAATTTATCAAAGTTCCTGACAAAGAAGAAGTGACTGAAATACCACCACCAAAATTGTAATAATTGCTTGCAGTATCACCGTTCAATCTAATTCCAATATATGAGTTAGCACTTGCGCTTGATGCATTATTCACAATTACCATGATTTTATCAACACTTGACAATCCTGAAACTGTAATTGTTTGCGCCCCTGTCAATGTTGTTCCTCCAGCATTTTGCAAACTCCAGTTTGCACCAGCCGAAACAGTAGCCCATTGAACACCACTACCAGTAGTCTGTAGGTATTGACCAGAAGTTCCTGATGTAGATGCCGCCGTTAAGGTTCCTGTTAGAGTGCCGTTATTAAGTGTTCCAGTAATAGTAGATGTATAGGCAGGAGTAGTTCCATTAGATGTAAGAATTGTTCCTGAAGAGCCAACTCCTAGACGAGTAACAGCAGATGCACCAGTTCCTACAAGCAAATCTCCCACAGAGGTAATTGCTGAAGATGAGATTGCGGTAGGAATAGCAAATGGAACAAAGGTAATAATCTCAACTGTATCTCCTGCTACAAGAGCAGTAAGAGATGAGATTGTTGCGCCATCATTTCCCGTATAGTCCTGACCACGAACAAGGAGAACACCATTAAGGTAAACTTCTTCTTTACCAGCAAGGTATGAAAGAGTAGAGCCGTTAGCATCTGCTCCTGAAAGAGAAGTTTCTCCGCCAGATGCTACGAAGCGGTAGCGGCTGACTGTAGACGCTACACCGTTAACGCTTGAGATTGACATTAGGCGATTTCACTTCCGAATGCTGAGAATGAAAGGTTTGCGCTTGACGCATAAACTTGAATCTTGTCACCAGTTGCTAGTGTGATACCAAGAGTAAGCGCTGTTGTATCTGAGGCGGCAACTGTTGCGCCATAAATAATCCAGTGCTTTGCTGCTGTTGAACCGTCTGCTGAAGGACGAACCGCAATACGGTAAGTCGCAGCGGAGGCTGTCTGATTGCAAATAGTTAGTGTTGAGACCACAGTCTGTGTCGCTGAAGGCGCTGTGTAAAGTGTTGTCTCTGTTGTGGCTGATGGGTTTAATTGACCCAAAACTTTATATGTGCTGGTGGCCATGGAACTCCTTAAAGATGGTGGTCTTAGGTTAATAGGTACAAGGGCCGAATGTGGGCTAAAGTGGCCCCATGAATTTGGTGCAAAAATCGGTTTCTCAGGGCGGCAAATTAGCGCCCATAATTATACCTAACTCTCTCAGTAATGGTCTGGGTTTAATGAACCCTTCCGTTTACATTGACAATGACGGAGATATCCTCGTCAATTTAAGACAGGTTAACTACACACTTTATATCTCTGAGAACGATAAGCGTTTCTTTAGCCCATGGGGGCCGCTTACTTATCTGCACCCAGAGAAAGACCAACGACTTGTTACCAATAACTTTTTATGCCGCCTAGATAAAGACTATAACGTCATCAACTACACAAAGGTAGAGATGCTAGATTTGCACCAACCTATTTGGGAGTTTGTTGGCCTTGAAGATGCACGTGTTGTTCAGTGGGATAGCGACTACTACCTTATCGGTGTTCGTCGTGATACCACGACCAATGGGCAAGGTCGTATGGAGTACAGCAAAGTAGAGATTGATAAAGAGAACTGGACCGTCAAAGAAATTCAAAGAGTTCGCATGCCTGCAACTGGTAACGATTCTTCATATTGCGAAAAAAATTATTCACCAGTTCTTGATAAACCTTATCATTTTGTTAAATGGACAATGCCAACTGAAGTAGTTTGGTCAAATCCTAATGCACCAGAAACAAAGCAAATTATATTAAATAACAATATGCCTAATCCTCCTAAAGACCAAAGAGGAGGTTCTCATACTGTTACATGGGGCAATTATTACTTAACCTTTACTCACGAAGTAAACTTATGGAGAAACTATCTTGACCAAAAAGATTCAACGTATCGCCATCGTTTAGTTGTGTGGGATAAAGAATTTAATTTTGTAGGACTCAGCAAAGAGTTTGCTTTTATGGATACCCCAATTGAGTTTTGTGTAGGTGCCTCTTTAATTAATGACAATTTATTAGTAAGTTTTGGCGTTCAAGATAATTCAGCATTTGTTTTAGAAGTTCCTAAGTCTGTGATTGACGAAATGATTGAAGAGGCAAAAACATATGGCAATTAAAGAATTAGCGATTGATGTTGCTCTTGACTCATACAACCCAGAAAAAAACTTTGCCCTTGCTAATGCCTACTACGATTTAGGACAATATGCATCTGCTGCTGGGTTTTATTTAAGAGCGGCTGACCGTGGGTATAAAACTCATCCATTAATTGCCTATACTTCCCTTATAAGAATGTCTCTTTGTTTTTCAAAACAAGGGGATAGAAATGCTACTGTCTATCAAACTATCTTGCATGCACTAACCCTTTTGCCTGGAAGACCAGAAGCCTATTTTTTACTTTCTAGAATTCATGAACGGAATAAAGAATGGCAAAAGGCTTACACCTTTGCAGAGTTAGGGCTTGTATACACTATGGCAAGTTATAACCAACCTCTTCCAGTTTATGTTGAATATAACGGCCCCTATGTATTGATGTTTGAGAAGGCTGTTGCTGGGTGGTGGTTAGGTCGCAAAGAAGAGAGCAAAGCGTTATTTACCCATCTGCTAGATAATGTAGAGATGACCCAAGAGTATGTCAACGGTTGCATTAATAACCTGAAATTGTTTTAATGTTTCCTAACTGGTTTCAAAATGTATCTCCATACTTTGATAGAAAATGCCCCAACGTTCCTTTGCGTGCCCTTCAGATAGGGACATATACAGGAGATGCTACTGAGTGGCTTTTGATTAATCGGGATATTGTAACGATTGATGATGTAGATACGTGGGCAGGTAGTGAAGAAGAACAACACGAGCAATTAGATTTTAACTCAGTTGAAAGTTATTACGATTCTCGTTTTACAGGTAACTCCAAAGTAATTAAACACAAAATGACTAGTGATGAGTTCTTCAACACAAATAAAAAAACGTATAACTTTATCTACATTGATGGCAGCCACACTGCCCTTCAAACGGCCCTAGATGGCCTTAACGCCTTTAAAGTCCTTGAACCTGGTGGAGTTATTGCCTTTGATGATTACCTGTGGGCAGAAGGTGGAAAACCCTTTTTAGAGCCTATGCGTGGTGTCAATGCCTTTATGCAAGTTTGTGAAGGAGAGATAATGTGTCTTGAAGATGGATACCAGATGTGGTTTGTTAAATGTTAGATAACGCTTGTTTTGAAGTCTTTCATACTGATACTGGAAATAAACTTCGTAATAAATCGTATGATTTAATTCTTCAGGTAGTTTCTTTTTTACCTCGGCTTGGTTCCTCCACAATGTACCTTAATACTGTAGATAAAGTAGAGAATTTTATTAATTTGCACCCAGAATTTAAAGTGAACACTGTTGAGGATTACTGCCAACCAGGAGAGACCTTCCCACCTAGCGCTGGAGTTGTTGGTGTGTGGGCAAGTAATTACATGGCTTATAAAAGATTTTTGCAGTCCAACTACGACACTTTAATTGTTTTTGAAGATGACATTCTTATAAGTAAAAATTTTAAATCTGTGATTAAGTTATACATGGCTGAATTGCCTCTTGATTGGGATTTCTTTTCTTTTTTTGTCCCTGATGACTCGCTATTTGCATACAACGAAGAGCAACACAGTATAGGAGCCGAAAACGTGTGTATTTCTTATCAGCAATGGTCATGTGCAGGATACATGGTGAGTAGAGCAGGAGCAGAAAAGGCTGTAGCAGACATTGAGTCACGAGGAATTAACTGCCCAGTGGATTGGTATATCTTTAATTTTAGAATGAAAAAGGAAGATAACCAGAAGACATTCTTTACTTACACACTCAAGCCTGGTAAATATCGGCCAATTAAATTCTTACAAGAGGCTGCACAACATAGCCAGATACATCGTGGAAGTACAGAGTTACTACATACCACCAAATAGTAAGACAGTAACTGTAGGGTCTGCCGCAGTTGTTCCAATAGTTCCTTGCACTCCTTGAGTTCCCTGTGTAGCAATGCTTTGTACACCTTGGGTTCCTTGTACACCTTGGGTACCCTGAGTGCCTTGTACGCCTTGAGTTCCTTGAATAGAAAGACTTTGTACGCCCTGAGTTCCTTGGCTTCCTTGAGTTCCCTGTACTCCTTGTGAGCCCAAAGTTCCCTGTGAACCAGTTGTACCTTGAATACCTACAGCACCGTCTAAGTTAACTGTCCAAGAAGTATATGTACCAGTACCAACGCTGCGTGTAACAGTGATAGACATTGAACCAGTACCAGAAGTGTAAGCAGTTACATCACCATAAATAATGTTAGAGATTGTGTTAGCAACAATGACAGACTGTCCAACAGAGTAAGACAAACCAGTTCCTACAGTAAAGGTCTGTGTTCCAGATGCTGGTAATGTTAAAGAGGTAGTAGAAGAAGTTTGGTACTTATCTCCAGCGGTTCCTTGTGTACCAAAAGTTCCTTGAAGTCCCTGTGTTCCTTGGGTTCCTTGGGAGCCTTGTGCACCAGTAGTTCCCTGTACTCCCTGAGTTCCTTGCGTACCTTGTGTGGCGATGCTTTGCACACCCTGGGTACCTTGAACTCCCTGTGTACCTTGAACGCCCTGCACTCCTTGTACGCCTTGTACGCCCTGTGTTCCTTGGCTTCCTTGAATGGAAGGGCTCTGTACACCTTGAATACCTTGTACACCCTGAATACCTTGTACTCCTTGTGTACCTTGAATACCCTGTACTCCTTGAGTACCCATAGCACCTTGGGCTCCAGTTGTTCCCTGTGTTCCTTGAGTTCCTTGGGCTCCAGTTGTTCCTTGCGAACCAAGAGTTCCTTGTGCTCCTTGTGCACCAAGAGTTCCTTGAACTCCTTGTGTACCTTGTGTTCCCTGAACTCCCTGTGCACCGACAGTGCCTTGAGCACCGACAGCGCCCTGTGCACCAAGAGTTCCTTGGACACCCTGTACACCTTGAGTGCCTTGGGTTCCTTGCGTACCTTGAATTGCCTGACCCTGTACGCCCTGAACACCCTGAGTACCTTGAATACCTTGGTAAGCACCTTGATTTACACGAATATAAGCAGATGGAGATACTGGAACTGAACCTGATGCAGCAACTGTTACAAGTTGTACGTTAGTAGAGTCTGCATACCACATAATTTCGTAATAGTCATTTGCAGTTGCGTCTACCTGCCATGTCCATGTACTAAGGAATGGTTTATTATTAGCAACAACTATATCAAAAGATGAACCTGTTACTGCAGTAGTGCCATTTTTACGAAGCCACATCGTGGCAGCATGATTTCCACTAGCAACTTGAACTTGTAAATTTGTAGAAATATTGTATGTTCCAGTAACTGGAACATTGACTTGAGTTAGAGAAGACCCGCTGCTGGTAAGTGTTACTCCATGTGAGATAGAGGTAGAATCAAATGCAATTGCTGTTCCAGAACTTGATGTTCCAGCAGTTTGTGTAACTGTCGAATAAAAGGCGCCAGAATTAGTAAGAACACCACCAGCACCAGTAGCACCAGTTGCTCCTTGTGTACCAGTACCAGTTGTCTGAGTCCACAAAATTGGGTCTGTATCAATTTTAATAAAACCACCAGCAAGTGAGCCAGTGTT